CAGCACCGGCAAATTCAAAGCCGAAGGCAAAGACGAAATGAAAAAACGCGGCCTGAAGTCGCCTGATTTAGCCGACAGCTTGGTGCTTACTTTCGCAGGACAAGCGGTTGCCGCGAGTGGCGCGTCTTCCGGCTGGGGTTTTAAGCAGACGTTAGACTACGGCAATGCTGAATGGATAGTTTGAATGGCTGGATTGCTAGACACCCGTTTGGCGCGTGAGGAAGCGTCAATCTTTGACGAGCTTTACGCGGCGGCACGACAGCAGGAAGCCGCTTTAGACGAGCAAGGTCGCCGCTCTGTGCTTGGCGGATTGTTTAGCAAGGAACCTGTGCAGGGCATTGACACGGTACGCTTTGAGGGCATGCCGGGTTTGCTGTCCATGTTGACCCCAGCGGCGAAGGCTGTTGACGCGCCCATCTCGGCGTATCGCGGCTTGATACCTGATGATGACATGCTTGGCGAGGCGCTTGGCACGGCTGGTCTGGCAATGGGCGGCGGTGGTTTAGCTGCGGGGCGCTTGCCTGACGGCGCGGTGGCGGCGAATATTCCCGTCATGCAAGGCCGATCCCGCCAAGGATTGACCGATTTTTTTAACCCTGATGGTGTATCATGGGGAACCGACAGCAAGTCAACAGCCGAGCAATTCGCCGGTAAAGACGCTGGCTTGGTTTACAAATACAATGACGAGGGCAAACTTGAGGTTTCCGAAGCTGATAGTTACCTGCCCGGTCAGGTGTACGACCTCAATTATGATTTAGAAAACCCGATGCAGGTGCCGATTAAGGACACGCTTTGGACGCGAGAAAAAGAGCTTGCCAAAATTGCCGAGGCGAAGGCCAAAGGTCACGATGGTTTAAAGATTGTTCACGGCACGCCTGACGCTGACGGCAAATACCCAAAAACTGACTATGTGGCGTTTGACCCGTCACAGGTAAGCACGGTAAACGCCAACGCCAGCAAATCGGCTGGCTTGCTTGCGGCGGGTTTGCCAGAGCCGCGCAATGCTGGCGAGGCTATGGCGCAGCGTATTTTGGAAATGCGAGCGGCTGGCAAGGCTGGCGATGTAACCGACGAAATGATGGCGCAAGCTGACCCGCAATATATGTTTAACAATACGCCCTTGGATATGTCTGAGGCGGCTAGAATGGCTAGGGCAGGCAGATTTGACGCTGATGCGTACCACGCGACAGGAAACGATTTTGCTCAATTTGTGCCAAGTAAGTTTCGGGGCGCTTCATTTTTTGGACCCACCCCAATTGGCGCATCGTCTGGGGCCAACGCTAGTAAAAATGAAGGCATAGGCAGCGGGTCAAACATCACCATCCCCGTAAAAATAGACGCAAGCGGCGTTGAGGGGCTTGGCGCTTATTCAAGAAAATTAGATAACGATTTTCGTAGCAGCCTGACTGACCGAGTATATAGCGAAGCCGAGCTAGACAAAATGAAATCGAACGGTGACTTTCCAAGATACACAGATTGGACAACATTTTTTGATGATTTCACGGATTACGATGCGCTCCGCGCATTCCGAGATGCCAACCCAGACGGCTCTATCCCAGATGGCATTATTGCCTTTAAGCCGAAGCAAGCAATCAAGTATGGCCCGAAGCTAACACACGATTTGTCAGGTAGGCAGTTTGCGCACTACAGCGAAGGTATGAGCGAAAAGCCAACGTCTGATTATGTAAAGTCTCAAGGAAACACTGGCTTTACTATGTCAGATGAAAGCGGCATTGCCTTGGCGGTTACCAACCCAGCCAACATCCGTTCTCGTTTTGCTCGGTTTGACCCTGAGTTTTCGCACTTGTCCAACTTATCAGCCGCCAACGCCTCACCCTTAACGGGCCTTATGGCGATGCAAGCCCAGCCCCAGCCTGACTTGGCCGCAGAAATCCGCGCCTATTTGGAGAGCATCCAGTGAGCATATTTGACTTCCTTTTTGCGCGAGGCGCAACACCAGAGCAGCGCGACAAGAATATCTTTCTTGATATGATTGACGGCGGCGGCAGGTTTGGCGCTGACGATGACTTTAAGGGTGGCCCACTTGGCATTTCTGCGCTTTTAAATGCGCTTGGCGTTAATCCATACGGCTCAACAAATGCGCAGCCGTCCAGCCCACCGCCACGCGCTGCACCCGTTGGCAAGCCAGCGCGGCAAAGCGCACCACGTCCGGCCTCACCGCTTGACCTTGTGGACTTCATTACGGCGAATAATAACCTTGGCCTTCGCCCCAGTACAGACGCAGAGCTAACGGCAGCTTTTGACCAGCCTATTCCTGTTTCACCTACAGCAAGACCTTTTGACGGCGCTGGGTTTGGCTACACGGCTCCACCCCCTGCCCCACCAATGGGAACCAGCTTTGGCAATCTCGGCAATCCTGTAGATATGAACCGCGATCTTGGCTTACTTGCCCCACAGGTTGCCCAAGAGGTAGCGACAGCGCCGCCGGTGGATTATTTCAGTGTGGCGACAAAGTATCCTGAGTTTTTTGCCTTTGTGAAGGCCAACAAGTCTAGCGGCTTAACTTATGACGAATTAGCGCGGAGCTTCCTCAAGATACCCGAAGGCACCCCCCAATGATGTACACTAAAGTTTACACCAAGCCCAAAAAATCGGCTGGCAAAGTTGAGACTGTCGCTGACAGCCAAACCAAGAAAACCCCAGCAAAACGCAAGTTGCCCAAAAAGCGGAAAGCTCAAAGCTGATGGATGACCTAGAGTTTAAATCTCTGCTGAAAGGCGAAATCTCGTCTGCCGTGAATCACTCTGACAGTGAATTTACAGCAGAGCGCGAGGAAACCTTACGCTATTACCTTGGCAAGCCGTTTGGCAATGAGGTTGAAAATCGCTCACAAGTGGTCAGCACTGAGGTTAGCGACACGGTAGAATTTATGATACCATCGCTGATTAAAATGTTTACGTCATCGCCGGATTTTGTGCGTTTTCAGCCGCGCACTGCCGAGGACGTTGACGCTGCCAAGCAAGCCACCGATTTGGTGAATTTTGCCATTTATCAGGATAACCCGCAGTTTTTCGCCAAGTTCCACAATTGGATTAAAGACGCGCTTTTGTTTCGCACCGGCGCTCTCAAGGTTCACTGGCTGGAAACCGATGAGGTTGAGACTGAGCAATACGAAAGCTTAACCGAAGATGAGGCCACGTTACTGGCGGCTGATCCGGCGGTTGAAATTGTGGCGCAGGAAGTCACAGAAGTTGGCCTTGCTGTCGGCGGTGAAGATGTACCGCTTGAGCGCACGTATAGCGTTGAGATACGCCGCAAGGTCAAAGCGGGTGCCGTTAAGATTGACAACGTGCCACCCGAAGAGTTGATATTCAGCCGCCGCGCTACTTCGCTTGAGGATTGCGATTTTATTGGCCACAGAACGCTTGTTCGCGCTGGCGACTTAATTGCCCAAGGCTATGACGAGGACGTCATTCTGCGCCACGCTGGGCAAGGCTCTGACAATACGAGTGATACCGAGCGACAGACCCGCTTTGAGGAAATCGAGAGCGGCGATAATGGCGAGGCTAAAGACCCGTCTATGCGCGATGTGCTGATTACCGAGGCTTACATGCGCTGCGATTATGACGGCGATAATATAGCTGAGTTGCGCCGTGTGGTTTGCTTAGGTGACGGCGGTGAAGTTTTGGAAAACGAGCCGTTTGACAAAGTGCCGTTTTGCTTATTGTCGCCTATCCTCATGCCGCACCGCATGATTGGCCGCTCTGTTGCCGAGTTGGTCAAGGATGTTCAGCTTATTAAGTCGACCACGCTACGCCAGCAGCTTGATAATTTTTACCTCACAAATAACAGCCGCGTAGCTGCCGTTGAGGGTCAGGTCAACTTGGATGACCTCCTGCATTCGCGCCCAGGCGGTGTGGTTCGTATGCGAGCGCCGGGAATGGTTCAGCCTTTGGCGGTTCCTCAGATTGGCAATGCCGGTTTTCAAATGCTGGACTATATGGACAGCGTTCGTGACCAGCGCACAGGCTTTTCAAAAGCCAGCATGGGGCTTGACCCTTCAACGCTGCAATCAACAACGGCAAGCGCAGTTAACGCCACCATTCAGGGCGCTCAACTGAAGGTCGAAATGATAGCTCGCGTATTTGCCGAAACGGGTTGCCGCGAGTTAGCCACGCAAGTTTTGCATTTGCTGCAGACGCACCAAGACGCTGAGCGCACAGTTCGCATTCGTGGATCGTTTGTGGCGATTGACCCGCGCACTTGGGAAAACGGCTTTGACATGAGCATCGAAGTTGGCCTTGGGAATGGCCGCGAGGATGAAAAAATGGCGATGCTACTGCAGATAGCAGGCAAGCAAGAGCAAATGCTGCAACAGCTTGGCCCAAGCAATCCAGTGTGCAGCGTGACGCAATACGTCGATACGCTCAAGCGCATTGTTGAGATGGCAGGCTTTGCCGATGCTCAGCAGTTCTTTAATTCCGGCCCAGAGGTTGACCAAGCGTTGCAACAGCAAACGGCGCAATCTCAGCAGGCAGACCCGGCTTTGGAAGTCGAGAAAATGAAGCTTGAGGCTGACATAGCCTTAAAGCGTGAGCGCATGACTTTGGAAATCCAATTGCAGCGCGAGAAAGCCCAAGCCGAGCTAGATTTACGGCGCGAGGAATTGCAGGCAGAGCTTGCGTTACGCCAGCAGAAAATCAATCTCGGCGGCTCAGTATCAACAAACTTACCACAGGCATAACCATTTATGAGTTTAGCTGACGAACAAGAGCGGGGCCGCAGGGCCACCGCAATATTAAGCGATCCTATCTTAAAGGAAGCGCTAAACGAGATTCGCAATTCCTACATTACAGCGTGGTCACAAAGTGACGATAGCGACGCGGAATTGCGAGAACGGGCGTTCTTTTTGTTACGTGCTGTTGATGCCTTTGAGGGGCATTTAAAATCGCTGGTCACAACTGGCGAAATGGCAACGCGGCAAGTGACGGACCCGTACCGCTAACTACGAAATCAAGGAAAAAATATGGAAGAAGGTACTCCGCAAGCGGAATCCGAAAGCCTGTCTATCGAACAGATAGTAGACCAAAGGGTAAGCCAGAGAAACGCCCCGCCAGAGGCGGCAAGCGAGACAGCAGACCCTCCCGCCGAAGCAATAGCAGAAGCAGAGGCACCCGAAGCAGAGGAAGTCGAATATGAGGCCGTTGAACCCGATGACGGGGAAAGCCAAGCTGAGTATGAAGCTGACGATGATGAGGGCGAAGAAGTTGACACAGAATTTGACCTGTACGCGCAAACCGTAACGGGCAAAGTCAACGGCGAAGAAGTTGAAATGACCGTCAGGGAAGCGCTTGAGAAAGCGCAAAAAGGCGAGGCAGCTAATCAGAAATTCCAAGAAGCCGCTGAAATCCGCAAGCAATACGAGAATAGGAACGCTCAGCTTGAGCAAACCGAAAACGAGTATCGCCAAGGTATTGACGCAATAGCCAAGCAAACGGCCCAACAGGGTCAACAGCAGTTTGGCTACAAAGACGCAGCATATTGGGACGCCTTACGCGAGGCAGACGTTGACCAGTGGAACACTGAGAAACACGAGTTGCGCGATTGGCAAGATAAGCAATCTGTCATCCAGCAAGAGCAAACCCGCATGTACCAGCAGCAAAAGGTGCGCGAGGAAACGCGATTGTTGGAACGCATTCCTGATTGGAAAGACCCAGCAATCAGAGCGGCGGAAACGCAGCAGCTTGTCGAACATGCGCAATCTGTTGGCTACACCACTCAAGAGATTACCACGTCACTCGACAGCCGCATGGTTGCTTTGGTGCGTGACTCTCATTTGCTGAAAAAGATGCTGGCCGACCAAGCCAGCAAAAAGCCATTAGCCGCCAAGAAAATCAAAGCGGCACCCAAGATGGTGAAAAGCGGTCAACCCAAATCCAACGCCAATTCTGCAAAATCGCGGGAGCGTGCAGCTTATGCCGACTTCCAGAAATTAGGTACGCAAGACGCGGCCTTAAAATACAGAATGGCCCTCAAGGGCCTATAGGGAAATACAACTATGGCTATCCTAACAACCACCGCCGCCATTGGTCAGCGTGAATCATTGTCTGATACGATTTATTCAATTGATCCGCGTGAAGTGCCAATGATGAGCGCTATGAAAAAGAAAACCACCAGCGCAATCAATGAAGAATTTCAGGTGCAAGAGTTGGCGGCAGCAGCCGATACCAACTCTGTGAATGAAGGCGCTGACTACTCATATGTTAACCCTGAGTTGACCGTAAGACTTGGCAACATCCACCAGATCAGCGTGAAGGCAGCGCAAGTTTCCAACACACTTGATGCAGTTGATAAAGCTGGTCGTGCGCGTGAGGAAGAATATGTAAAAATCCTCAAAGGCGTTGAGCTTAAAAAGGACATTAACAAGTCTTTTTACAAGAACGAAGCCAAGTCATCTTCTGACCCGCGCAAGGCTGGCAAGTTGCCGTCTTGGCTGACAAATGCGTCTGTTCCTAGCGACATGGCGGTCTCTGCTGGTACTGGCGCTGACGTTGCTGACTTCACAGGCACAGCGGCTGCGCTTACTTTGGCGAAAATTGACGCCGCAATGCTGGCCGCATATCAAGACGGCGGCAATCCCACCACGCTGATTATGTCGCCTGTCAACAAAGGCAACTTTAGCGGCCTGTCTAGTGGTTCGGTTGCGACTAACCAGATCACCAGTACAGCGCCAAAAGAGGCGTCAATCGTTGGCTCAGTTTCGCTTTATCTCAGCGACTTCGGAACTCTTAACGTGACCGTTGACCGTGCTTGCCCAGACAGTGAAATCTACCTGATTGATCCAGAGCATATCTGCATGGGTACACTGCCGGGTCGTGATTTCTCAGTTCAGGAAATGGCACCTACGGGCGACAGCACCAAGTTCGCTATTACCACAGAGTACACGCTGATCCCAACGGCTCCAAAGGCCCACGCTTATGTCGGCGGCTTAAACGGCTCCTAAACTACCCTCCCAAACTAACTAAAAGGGGCGCTTTCGGGTGCCCCTTTTTTATTGGAGCATTGCCAATGAAGCGATTAATCGACGCCCAGCCTGACGCGCACAAACGCACTTATCTGAGCTATGAGAACGGCAAGACCCACGTTGTAACTGAGCAAAAGCAAGACTACATACTTGACCACAACCAGCGCACGTCTGTGCTGCACAGCAAGGGCGATTTTATCGGCAACACGCAGGTACATCAGGTGCCAATTGCTGAAATGTCCCAGCTATTATACCACGATCTTTTGCAGAAATTCGGGCAACCGCACGAAAACCCGAATGAGTGGTTCAAGTTTCTCGAAAGCCACCAAAAGCTGAAAAAGACTAGCGCGAGGCTTATCTAATGGCGTTTACTTCATATTCGGCGCTCAAGGCCAGCATCGCCAGCTTTTTGGCGCGTGATGACCTGACCGTGCAGATACCCGATTTTATTTCTTTAGCCGAGGCGCGTATGTCGCGTGAGCTAAAGACCCGCACCCAAGTGAAACGCGCCACGGCGGCAACCATCGCAAACACAGAGTTTATCATTCTGCCAACAGATATGCGGCAAGTGAAAAACGTGAAGCTAAACACCAGCCCAAACAAGCAGCTAGAATATGTAACGCCTGCCGTTTATTATGAGCGTTACCCCAGCACAGGCGGCGGCACACCATCTGTGTATACCGTCATTGGCGCTGAGATAGGCTTTCGACCCATTCCCGACTCGGTGCAAACTGTCGAGATAATCTATACCGACGAAATCACACCTTTGTCGGATACTGTGGCAACCAATCGTGTGCTGCAACAACACCCGGACATTTATCTGTATGGAAGTCTGGCCCAAGCCCATGCGTTTCTTATGGATGACGCAAGGGCGCAACAATATGATGGGCTGTTCTCGCGCATCATTTCGGAAATCAAAAACCAAACCGATGCAGAGCGCTTTAGTGGCTCCCTAAGCATCTCAACTAGCTATTCAGGAGCATAACTATGTCAGCAATGAGCGATTTCTTAGAGCTTAAAATACTCGACCACATAACAGGGACTGCCAGCTACACCGCGCCGTCTGCCGTGTATCTCGGCCTATCAACTGGCGACTTCACCGATACGGGTAGCGGTTCGTCGGAGCTTACAGGCAATAATTATAGCCGCGTGAGTGTCGCCTTTGACGCGGCTGCATCTGGCGCAACTTCCAACACCAGCGCGATAGACTTCGCGGCAGCATCAGGCAACTGGGGAACAGTGAGCCACTGGGCGCTTTTTGATGCAGCTACAAGCGGTAACGCGCTCATTACGGGATCGTTTAGCGCAAGTAAAACCATTGAGACAAATGACGTGCTGCGTATCGCTGCAGGCGATCTTGACTTAACGGCGGCTTAAACCATGGCGGCAATGTCGGACACTTTAGAGACTAGCTTTCTTGACCATGTGACCGGCAATGCCGCCTATTCTGCGCCGTCTGCCGTATTTTTGGGCCTCACCACGTCAAGCGGTGGGTTTGCAGACGGCAACACCGGCACAGAGGTCGTTGGCAATGGCTATCAGCGCCAAGCGATAACGTTTAACGCCAGCTCAACATCCAGCATTGCCAGCAACGTAGCGGTCACGTTTCCCCGCTCAACAGCAGGTCAGGGGACGGTTTACGGCTGGGGCATCTTTACTGCGCAATCGGGCGGCGACTTGCTATACCACGGCATGTTTAGCAGCAGCCGCGATGTGCTGGTCGATGAGAGCTTTTACGTTGCAAGCGGCGCAATCTCGTTGACGCCAAGCGGTGCGATGCAGGGCTATGCCTTCCAAAACTGGTCAAACCTTGTTTTGCGAGGCACGTCTTGGGCAATGCCAACATCGCTTTATATGGCGCTCGACAGAACAAATGCCACCATTGGCCCTGCCTCGGCCTCGTTTACCGTTTTAGGCGGCGGTACTTTCGATGAGCCACGTTGGCACGATTGGAGCACCGGTACTGTAACGCACAACAGCACGGGCACCGCCGACCAACAGAACGCAAAAAGGCGAGCGGGAGTGGTGAACGGGTCAGCAGAGACCTTTGGAGGATACCAGAGGTGCCGTCTGGCGTATAACGCTGCCAGTAACGGATCTGCCAGCTTGGCGTACTCAGTTACCCGTGATGATGGCTTGTGGGACAACACAGCGGCTCGGAACGGTAATTGGGATAGCACCAACAGCCGCCGCCAAAATTGGGGCAAAACAGAGCTGCGCACGTGGACTGACCGCGTAGAGTTTCCCATTGCGGGCAACGACTACCCCGTCGTCGGCGCAGAAACCACGCCGCCGTACGGATCAGGCGTAGGTTACACCACCATTATAGGTTGGGCGGTGGTGACAGGATTGGGCGTGGTTACTGGCAGCTACACCCCAACCTCTGGAAAAAATTACGGAGAAATCACCGGCTGGGGCATTTTTGATGCGGAAACCCCACAGACCGGGAATTTATTGTTTCGCGGTGCATTCCCCAGCGCAATATCGGCAACTGATTTGCATGACGTTGTGCGTATTCCAGCATCAAATATGGCCCTAGTGGCGGCATAGGATAGACACAAATGAAACTTGTAAATCGTGCAAAAATGACAATCACGGCGGTGGCATCCAGTGGCACAGGCGCTCTGACGCTTGGCGCTGCAAGCTCTGGGTTTCAAACGTTTGCTGATGCAGGCGTGTCCAATGGCGAGACTGTGCGGTACACCATCGAAGGTCCAAATGCTGGCGATTTTGAGATCGGCTCTGGCGTATATACGGCCAGTGGGACAACTTTAAGTCGTACGCCAACTGAGTCCAGCAACAGCAACAACGCAATCACAGCGACCACAGATAGCGTTGTTTTCGTCACCGCCGCCGCCGCCGATTTGGGTGCAGCTGTGCATAGCGATATCAACGGCCTCGTCGCTCAAACAGGAATGGTTGTTGGCGACACTGCGCTGGTCACAGGAACCAACAAGCTCTACATGTATACGACGAGTGGCTGGTTTCTAGTTGCAACTATGACTAACACCAGCCCGTCTGCAATCACCGGAGCAGCCGCAAGTTATACTTTAGCGTCAGATGGCACAGCCACGGTCGTAACATTGGCCGCGACTGACCCCGAAGGATTCCCGATAACGTTTAGCCACACTGTGAGTACGGGCAGCTTAGGATCAACCGCAACGGTAACTCAAGGCACGGGCGCAAATGTAAACGTATTTACTGTAACCCCGTCTAGCAACTCTGCTCACGCCGGATCATTTTCGCTGACCTTTTCCGCTAGTGACGGTAATTCGGTCAGTCAGGCGATAAGTGCTTTCTCATTGGATTTCGAGCCGAGCCTGTCTAGCCCAAGCTATGATAGTAAAACGTTTGACTTTTCCACGGAGCAATATCGATGCACTGGCTTTTTGTTTAACTCAGACGGGTCGAAAATGTATAGTGTCGGCTGGGGTTCATCTCGCGTTCATCAATTCAATTTGTCAACGAATTTTGACGTGTCTACAGCCGCGTACAACAGTGTTGCTTTATTTATTGGCGGCGAAGCCAGTAGAGCATCGGGCATGAGTTTCAATTCTGATGGATCAAAATTATATGTAATCAATTTTTCTAACGATACTGCGTATGAATACGGTCTAACAACTGATTACGATTTATCCACAGCCTCATATAGTTCTTCAAGTTTTACCTTTTCGGCCCAAAGCCTATATCCGCAAGAAATCGCATTCAATGCTGACGGCACTAAAATGTATATCTTGGATGTAACTAATGCTGGGGTGTATCAATATAATCTAACAAGTGGTTTTAATTTATCCACAGCCTCATATAGTAATATAAGTTTCAGCGTATCAGGCCAACTTTCTTTTCCAACTGGCATGAGTTTTTCGTCATCAGGGAAAACGATGTTTATCGTAGGCAATAGTAACGATACTGCGTATCAATATAATTTAACAAGTGGTTTTGATTTATCCACAGCCTCATACAGTAATAACAGTTTTAGCGTTCAAGGACAGGCCTCAGACCCGCAAGCGGTGGTATTCAACTCAACTGATACGAAAATGTTTATTGCCAACTACAGCGGTGATGTCTACCAGTACAGTTTATAGGAAGCACAAATGACTAAATTCGCAAACCGCGCCAAAATGTCAATCTCTGGCACTGGCACGGACATGGAAATGCCCTAACAGATGCTAGGCTTTTCTCCCCTCTGCGCCAGCCCCCTCGCCGCAACTGCCGCCACAGGTGCCGCCGCTCCGCTCACCATCACCGCCGCCATTGCGGTCACAGCCACCGCCAGCGCTGGCTTAATACGCCCAGCCGCCGCGACAGCCGCGACAGCCGTCAGCGCCACAGCCAGCGCGGATCGTTATCGCACTGTTGATCCAGCCGCACCCGGTGCGCCGCAACTGCATTATTATTGCGCCAATCATTCGGCAATGGGCGGCTCAACTAATCACGCGGTAGCAAGTACGGCGTCCTATGTTGTTACCGTTGCCGCTGGCAAGTTTTATCTAAACGGCGTCCAGCAGCCGCTTATCAGCTTGGCCCCCGGCGCAATTTACACGTTTGACCAGAGCCATTCATCTAACGCAAATCACCCGCTGCGTTTAAGCACATCTGCTGGCGGCACCCATTTCGGCGGCTCAACCTACAGCACTGGCGTAACCTATGTCGGCACCCCCGGCAGCGCAGGTGCTTATACGCAAATCGTTGTTCCAGCCGCTATCGCAGTCACAGCAACTGCAATATCAAGTTCAATACAATACCCAATTTTAGCTGATGTTAATCTGGTGGTGACGGCCGCCACACTAACGCCAATCAGAGTGCGCAGCACAACCGTAACCGCTGCAACCGCCGTCACTGCAACAGCCATAACAAGGGCCATTCGCGGCGGCGCAATATCAGCGTCAACCGCCGTCACCGCTACAAATACGATCCTGCCAGACCCACTTAATTATTCGTCAAAGGACGTTTTAGCTGGCGCGATACCAGCAGCAAATCGCACCGCGTCAATCGCATCAGCAAGTGTTGGCCCAGCCGCGATTAAATACGTCTCAGCAGCGGTCAGCGTTTCGTTGTCAAATACAGCGGCGGCTAGTCGGGTTCGCTCCGTTGAGGCCACAGCCGCTATCGTTGTGTCAGGCACAGCCGAAATAGGCGGCTCTTTGGAAACAGCTTCGGCCTCGGCTGGCGTTGCCATAAGTGCCGTTGGCGGCAACCTGTTAAAAGTAAAACCGACCAGCGCCACCGCCGCCGTTTCGGCGTCAGCATCTAGCGCGGCAAATCGGGTTAGACAAGTTTCGGCCACCGCCGATATTAGCGTCACTGGCACGTCTGACCGAATGGCCTATATCGGCATGGCGGATGCCACACAAATCAGCGTTATTGCTGGCGCAGTTCCAGCAGGCGCAACTAAGTCAACAAGTGCGACAGCCGCAACAGCCGTCACCGCAACCGTAATTCCGCGCAAAGTTTTAAGCGCAACCGCAACCGCAAGCGCAGCTCTCGGCGCAAATGCAATCGCCACAAAGCTAACTCTCAAGATCACCTCTGCCAGCGCGGCCACGGCGGTCACAGCGGCGGCGTCTTGCGTTGGGTTAAAATCAGCCTCCGCAACAGCGCCAATTGTGGTGACAGGTACAGCCGCACCAAGGGCAATTTTCGGCGGCGCTGCAACGTCTGACATTTTGGTAACAGCGACAGCCACCAGCAACGCAACTGTTCACATCGTGGCGGCGTCAAACATCGCCGTTAATGGCGCAGTTATAGCCAAAATACAGGGCGACGATTGGGGCGATATAATAAGCGCCTCTGAAGTTGACCCTTGGACAACCATAAGCACTACAGCAAGCGAACCCGTTAACCCTTGGACAATCATATGATAAAATTTGCAGATTGGTTGCCAGATCAAGCGGCCTATGAAAATCCCGGCTCTACTGTTGCGCAAAATGTTGTGCCTACTGCCAAGGGTTTTCGTCCGTTTAGGGGGCTGGCACCTTTGAGCCAAGCGGCCACGGATTATTTGCGGGGCATTCATGCGACACGCGATAGCAGCGATAACGCCACCGTTTTTGCTGGTGATGCAACCAAGTTATACAAAATGAATAACGGAACATTTGCGCTGGCTGATGTAAGCGTTAGCGGTGGCTACGGCCTAGCGGCAAACGAGCAATGGGATTTCGTTGAGTTTGGCACCGACATCATCGCGGCTGGCGATAGAGGCACAGCTTTGCAAAAATTCGCCATTGGCGCGTCTGCCTTTGCGGCGGTATCGGGTGCGCCGGGTGCGCGACATTTAGCTGTGGTGAAAGATTTTGTAGTCACAGGAAATATAGAATACGGCGGTTCAACTTATCGCAGCTCTGTGCGTTGGTCACAGATTAACGATGCAACCGCTTGGACAATTGGCGATAATCAAGCTGACGTTCAGGCCATTGCTGACGCTGGCCAAATCACTGGCTTAGTCGGCGGCGAAACTGGCGTTGTGCTTTTAGAAAAAGCTATCGTCAGGATGCAATACGTTGGTTCACCCCTGATATTCTCTTTCGAGAAAGTCGAGACAGGCCACGGCTGCAACTACCCCAACTCAGTGGCAAGCCTTGGACCTAATCAGGTTTTCTACTTGTCAGACCGAGGCTTTCAAATGTTTGACGGGCAGCGCTCCGTTCCGATTGGCTCTGAAAAAGTGGACAGGTTTTTCTTTAGCGATATGAAGGACACCTTACGCGACAGGCTGAGCGTGGCGATTGATCCTGAGAATAGTATCGTGTGCTGGTCTTATGCTTCAATCGCAAGCTTTGGCACGCCTGATAGAATGATGGTGTACAACTACGCGCTGGGCAAGTGGTCGCTTATTAGCTTGGCGCATGAAGGGCTAGGCACGATTTATCTGCCCGGTCAAACCTTGGAGAGCTTGGACAACATCAGTACCAGCATAGACGCGCTTGGCACATCGCTTGATGACCGCGCATTTACTGGCGGAAACTTTCAGCTTGCGGCAAGCAAAGATAACAAAATCCACACAGTCAGCGGGGAAGCGCTTGACGCAATACTTGAGACCACCGAATTTGAGCCGGCAAAAATGCGCCAAAGCATGATAACAAGCGTTACCCCTTATGTGACGGCGAAGGACGGCAATCCGACAGTTACCGTGCAGATTGGCAGTAGGGTAAACCAGCAGGCGAGCGTAAGTTATTCCACAGCGGCGAGCATAAACGCATCCAACTTTGCACCGACACGCGCAACTGGGCGATACCACCGGGTACGCATAAATATCAGCGGCGATTGGCGATTTGCGCAAGGTGTTGACGTTGAAACAACCGCGATGGGCCGAAGATGACCATTGGATACAACAGGCTAAATCCAGCCGTTGCCACGCCGCGAGAGGTTGCGTCAGCAGTCAACCTTTTGATCGACGGCAAGAGCAACAACAGAGGCACCTTTACGCTGGCGGCGAATGCAACCACG